GTCTCCTGTATACTATTCAGGAATTTCGCAAGGGGGGGTTAAGTCACACGATTTCACCCTCTCATGCAGCTATGTCACCTCTATGTCACATTACTAACTTCTTGATTAGCAAAGGGTAGGGGGGTACAATGTGAGATAGTGAGAAAGGAATGCAACAAAAGAATCCAGACTCCAAAACAAAAAACTTTTACCCATGTCACATGCTCTATGTCACCCTGCTCACATGAGTTCAGATACCTTGCAGTCATGAATCTGAAAAGGAAGGCAAGACCAAAACCTTGGATGGCAAAGAAGAAGGGGCGCAATGTTCGCAGCCTCGACGACGGCACTTTGCAAACTGCCTACAAAGGCAGCGAGTCCAGTGTCGGCAACAAGCTGTACAAGACTGCGGAGTGGGAAGCCACCCGTCGCGCCGTACTGAACCGCGACCCAGTGTGCCAGTGGTGCTTGGGTGTTGGCATGGTCACGGAGGCCACGGACGCGGACCACGTCATACCGTCTCGCTACCTGCACACACATGCGGAATTTTTCGACCAAGAGAACATCGTAGGTAGCTGCCGTTCATGCAACAGTCGCCGAGCCAGCTATGAGGCTAAAGGCGTATATTATGAAACCAAAGAAGAGTGGCAGGATTTCCTTCGCCGCAAATTCATTTCCAAACACAGTAGAGAATGAGTCTCAAAAACTGCATCCCAGTGGCTCGTGATATTGTCATCAACAATCAAGTGGTGACTACCCATCTTGGCGACAACCCAGAAACCAAAGTCACTTTTGCTCGCGCTATTCAAGGTATGGAGAAGCCATACATTACAATCAATGTCGGAGCCGCTGATTATGATAGCACGGTCCGAAGAGAAAATGCGAGCGCTGCGTATCGCATTGATTACATCACCTATGCCGAATCCGGTAGTGAAGCCCTGACCATTCACAATTCGATGTTTAGCGTTATGCGACAAGCTACAGATGATGACTTCGACATTCGTATCTTGGACGAGGATTACTTCGTTGATGTCGATGGCGTTCACCGCGCAACTATCAGTGTCGTCTTCCGCACAAACATCACTACACAGGCAAACGCATGAACCCATCAGAGGCTTTTGACAAAATGAAGATGGCCGTCCAAGAGATGGAAACCGATAAGTCTCTGGACAGCATCAAGTCTCAGCTACAACAGAGTGGCGACATGGTGCCCATCTTCAAGTTAGACGCCGACGGTGAGCGGATGTTCACTATCGTAGTGGACTACCTAAGCGAACGTGGTCTTATAGAGACCGTAGATGTTATCACCATCACCATGTTGGCAAAGAGTCTTGCGCTTTATATCGCAGTGGCTCGTCAAGTGCATGGTCATGAGGACGTCATTCAAATCTACCCGAACGGCACGAGCAATGTCAGTGGCACCTTCACTGCGCTGAGCAAGACGCAGGACCAAGTGTTGAAGCTGAGTGCCAAGCTGGGTCTTAGCCCAATGGACCGTTCGCGTATCTTGGGTGCAGCCGCAAACGCCGACAGCGCCAAAGACAAAAGTGCCGAAGGCGACGAGATTGACGAACTGACTTAATGAGCGTAGACGTCACTAAGCTGGACCGCATGTTCTCCTACGTTGAAGGCGTGGGTGATGGGACAGTAGTGACTGGTCGGTACATCAAGCTGGCCTGCGAGCGCTTTGTCACAGATTTGTCACGCCAAGACTGGGAGTGGGTGTTCAATCCTACCGAGTCCGCGCGTTACGTCAACTTCATAGAGCGAGTGTGCAGGCATACCCGTGGAGAACTGGCTGGGCGCCTCATGGTGCTGGAGCCGTGGCAGGTATTCTTTATAGGACAACTGTTTGGGTGGGTGTCTAAGGAGGACGCGAAGGTGCGTCGCTTCAATACGGCCCACCTGTTCGTTGCGCGTAAGAACGGTAAGTCGCAGCTCGCCGCAGCTATCGCCATTGCTATGGCTACATTGGACGGCGACGGTGCTCCGCAACTGGTAACAGCAGCTACTAAGCGTGACCAAGCGCGAGAGGTTTTTGACGAAATACAACGCTGTGTCAAAGGCAGTCCTGCACTATCCAAAAGGTTCCAAGTACACAGGACTGAAATCAAATGCCCAAGGAACGGAATCATCAAGCCGCTGTCTTCTGACGCGAACACCCTTGACGGTCTCAATTTGAACCTAGCCTGTGTGGACGAGTTTCACGCCATGAAGAACGCAGACCTATACCGAGTCCTTGCCTCTTCTATGGGTAGCCGTAAGTCTCCACTCATGTTGGCTATCACAACCGCTGGGTTTGTACCGGACGGACCGTGTGCCCACTTTATGGCTGCTGGCAAGAGCATCCTTGACGGAGTAAAGGAGAACGACAGACTTCTTATCCTACCCTACGAGGTGGACGAAGGCGATGGCTGGGACGACCGTGAAGTTTGGAAGAAAGCCAACCCGAACCTGGATGTCAGCGTCAGCTCTGAACACCTTGAGTCTCAGTACAATAACGCCAAGCTGTACGGCAGCCGCAGCGTCACCGAGTTCATGGTGAAGCACCTGAACGTCTTTGTCGGAAGTGCCAGCGTGTGGGTGCCTGACGATGAGTGGATGTCGGAGGGCAACATGATGAAGCCATCCGAGTACAAGGTCATGGATGACAAGACGGAGAAGCCTATCGCCTACTTGGGGCTGGACCTTGCCGCGACCGATGACATCACGGCTCTGGCTATCTGTACGGGTTCACCCGAAGGATGGGGCATAGAGGTTCACTACTTCCTACCGGAGCGTGCCGTAGACAAGCGCTTGGACCGTGATGAGAACAGCGTGTACCTGAAGTTCAAGGAGTGTGAAAATGTTCACGTCACTCCCGGCAACGTAACGGACTACGGTGTTATCCGCCGACTGATTAGCGGCAACTATGTGGTGGACGGACAGGTGCAGTACGACCCCGACAACTTGATGAACAAGTATTGCATCAAAGGGGTTGCATACGACAGGTGGAACTCCTTGAATCTTATTCGCGACCTGGAGGGTGACGCCGTTCCCTGTGACCCGTTCGGTCAGGGCTTCGCATCCATGTCTTTCCCTTCTAAAGAATTTGAAAAAGCTGCGCTTGAGGGGAAGCTCGCGCATGGTGGCGATGAGGTTCTTCGTTGGATGATGGGCAACGTGTCGCTGCGCTTTGATGCGAGCGGAAACATCAAGCCAGATAAGAGCAAGAGTGGCGACAAGATTGACGGTGTGGTCGCCGCTGTGATGGCTATCGGTGAGGCGCTCACCTTTGATGAAGATGACGACAACGACTTCCAGTTCTTTATGGGTGTCGTAGGAGGTGTGAAATAACTGGGTGCTCACAGCTTTGGTTGTAAGTTTGTCCAAACCTTCGCCGTGGAGTCTAAGCCTAGTATTTTCAAACGTCTTGCAGATGCAGTCACTGGACGCAGCATCTTCGTTAGCTCCACCGCATCCCTTCGCACGAACTATGTTCGGATGTATGGGGAGGGGTATAAGTGGGGCTCAGACGCCCTAGAGGTTGCGGCTGTCTATGCCTGTGTCTCAAAGATTGCAGACACCATCGCTAGTTTGGAGGCTAGTGTCGTAAAGGTAGGAAAGAACGGAAGTCGGGAAGTAATTGACAGCCACCCGGTACATAACCTCATCAGTCGAAACCCGAACGAGCACATTAACGCCTACGACTTCTGGCAGCTCATCGTTTCAGACGCCCTTCTTCATGGATGCGGTTACGCATTTATTGACCGCTCCGTTGGCGAGATGTTCTACATCCCTGCTGTGCGTGTCAGTCACACTATTGACCAACATACTGGCAAGAAGTTCTATAGCTATGATGGCGCTCCTGGACCCGTACCTGCACGGGACATCTTGGAGATTCACGCCTTCCGTGGATTGAACCCCACGCACATCCAGCTACAAAACTTCACGACCGCCAAGGCCATCCAGGACTTCGGTGCTAAGTTCTTTGAGAACGGAGGCATGATGGGAGGTATCCTCTCTACTAAGGAGCACATGAGCCCTGAGCAGATTCAGCAGGCTACCGACATGTGGGAGCGCGAATACATGGGTCGCCACAACGCACACAAGATTGCTATCCTCGGCGGCGGCTTCCAATACCAACCCCTCTCCGTATCGCTTGACCAGATTCAATTCCTTGCGGCTAAGAAGTACACCACCGAGGAGATTGCCCGCATCTATCAGGTGCCACCAGCCATGATTGGATTGGAGGGCAACGCGGCTTACAGCAACTACGAGCAACAGGTATTGCAGTTCCAGCAGGGAACCATCCTCCCGTGGGTGCGCCGCATTGAACAAGAGGTGGAGCGTAAGATGCTTGCCGAGGACAAGACCCTACACTGCTCCTTCAACGTGGATACGTTGCTGCGTGCAGACAGCTCTTCACGCGCTCAGTTCTATCACAACCTCCTCATGGACGGTGTTCTCAGTATCAATGAGGTCAGAGCGAAGGAGGGGCTTGGTCCTGTTGACGGGGGCGACTCACACCACGTACAGCTTAACACTCTCCCACTTGACCGCATGCAGGACTATGCGGATTCTATCACAAACAAAACCGCAGAATAAGCATGGGTTACTACTACTTGAAAATTTACAACGCTCGTGACAATCACGAAGCTGAGGCCAAGGGCACAAAGGGTAAGGAGCGTACAGGCTCTCCCGTTTTTGAATGGACATCTGAAAACGTAGTTAACCCTGGCGTGGCTGCCGGACATGCAGAAGACGCTCTTGAGGAGCATAGTCTTTTCCGAAACATGGATATTACGCAAGCCATTCTAGCGGCTGGGTGGGCTGACTTTGATGACGCGACCGATGGACCGTGGAGCATGCGATATGGCAAGCACGTATATGCTTGGAAGTGCGGATTTGACGCCTCTAGTGCTGCTGCGGCAAAGAGCTCTGCTGTCTACAAGAACTTGTCCTAATGGCTCAAACCTACGGAGGATACCCAGACACTGCTAAGGCTGCCGCTCGGCGTGCCCTGCGTCACCGTGAAAAAAACGGTAGCAAGTGCGGGACCGCCGTCGGTTGGCAGAGAGCTAATCAGATTTCGTCTGGCGAGAAACTTTCTTTGAAGACCATTAAGCGCACCTTCTCTTTCTTGTCTCGTGCTGAGACTTACAATCAAGGTAAGTTCAAGGACGAGAACGGTAAGGAGATTTGTGGTAGCGTCATGTACGCCGCTTGGGGCGGCACTTCTATGCGTAGCTGGTGCAGCGGCATCATCAACAAGGTAGAGGGCCGCGCCGAAGTTAGCGGCGATGTCAAGAAGGGCTTGCAGAAGAAGGTGGACGACCACAACGAATCTGTTGAAGCCTCCCACAAGAAAACAAACTTGCGCACTCTTACCGCTGTCTTCAAGCGCGGTGTAGGTGCGTACAAGACGAATCCATCGAGTGTTCGTCCAAACGTCAAGTCACCTGAGCAATGGGCGTATGCTCGTGTGAACTCGTTTCTATACGCCCTTAAGAACGAACGCTTTAGGAGTGGCAAACACGATACGGACTTGTTCCCTAGCGGCCACCCCCTAAGCTCAAAATAAAAGCAATGGCAAAAAACGTAGAGAAGCGATTTGTCGATGCCGGTTTCGAGGTTCGTTCCGAAGAGGGTAAGCCAATTACCGTTAGCGGTTATGCGGCTGTCTTTGAGGACGAGACTGTTATTGGCGGAGCATTCGCTGAGCGCGTAGCTCGCGGAGCCTTTGAAGGCGCCGACATGAACGATACCGTTGCCTTGTTCAATCACGACATGAACCAGCCTTTGGCCCGCGTGGGTTACGGCCTGGACCTCAAGATTGATGAGCGAGGATTGCGGTACAGCTTTGAGCTGGGAAACCAGAGCTACGCCAAAGACCTTGCAGAGAATATCCGCATGGGCAACGTGAGCACCAGCAGCTTCGGCTTCACTGTCGAAGATGACTCGTGGGAGCGTCGTGATGACGGAGTGAATCTGCGAACTATCAATAAGGTCGGACTGCTGTTCGATGTATCACCTACAACACAGGGAGCCTATCCAACCACTGAGGTGGGCTTGCGCTCTATGGAGCTGGCTCTCGAAAACGAAGAAGTTTTGGAAATCGAAACACAAGAGGTACGGGCCGAGTCCGACGAGGACTTGAAGGAAATGGAAGAGGAGAAGGAAGAGAACGAAGAGGAAGAAGAACGCGCTCCTGGCTATGACTCTGATTATGACGGAGTTAAGGACGAGGACGAAGAAGAGGAAGAGGAAGAAGAAGAGCGTTCTGCTTCACCTGGCGGCGATGACTGCGGATGCGGTAAGTCACCACAGAATTGTCAGCAGTGCGATGAATCTGAAGAGACCGTCGTTGAACTCGTAGACCGTAGCATCTTGCCGAATGCCTATGCCGGGCACGACGCAATCAAAGGCAAAACTGCCACAACTGAAAACCCTGAGCCGGAGGCTCGTAATTCTAATATCTCAAATAATATGAAAGAGAAAAATTCTGCCCCGGCTCTTATCCAAGGCATGGGCGACACTGAGGAGCACATTTCAAAGCGCTACTCATTTGGTAAGGCTATCCAAGAAGCAGCGCAAGGTCGCTTGACTGGTTTGGAAGCCGAAATGAACGCTGAGGCTCGTAACGAGTTCCAGGATTCTAAGGTGAACATCAGCGGAGGTATCTGCGTACCTTCATTCGTCTACCGTACTCACGGAGACCCTTCTTCTGTTGCTGACACTTCTAATAACACAAATCACAGCTTCGGAGGTACTATCGGTATCGAAGACGCTGGATTGGTTGCTGCGTTCCGTCCACAAGACATCGCCACTCAGATGGGTGTTCGCACTATCTCTGGCGTTTCTGGTGACATCGTGTTCCAGGTTCAGAGCGCAAACCTCGAAGCCTCTACTCCCGCTGAAGGTGTTACGGTCACTGGCGACAACATTGAGTTCGCTGCTAAGACTCTCCAGCCTAAGCGATACGGAGCTTACACTCGCGTGACCGAGCAGCTCTTGGCTCAGTCTGCTGACGACATGGGCGCCTTTGTCGCTGCCGACATCCGCAAGGCTATCGACGCAGCGTTTAACACTGACGTCATTTCTGCTATCGACGGCGTAGCAAACACCAACGCTGGCGGAACTATCTCCACTTCTGGT